TGTGGATTTGACGAGCAGGTGAATGTCAACCACTTCCAGCCTCGTCAGCGGCCTTGGCTTGCGCAAAATGAATGTGTCGTTGCTCATGCTGTTCCCCTCGCAAGCCCTGCGCTCTCCTCTTCCTCGTCAGGCGGCGCAATCTCCTTGGAAATATCAATTCCTTGGTACCCCGACTCAGGGTCACGCGCCAGCCGTTCGCGCTCTTCTTGGGCGTCGATAATGCCCCTGTCGATCAGGTTCCCGGCCCGGATACTATCATTGACGCGGATAGTTGATTCCTGCTCTTCTGTCATTTCGTAGAGCGGAACAAATTCAAACGTGATTTCCGGGTCAATTGCTCCGTACATCGACATCTGAACTATCTTGAACATCTTGTCAATCGCATTGCGCCAGTGAGCCTCTTGCTGCGCGTGGATGTAGTCGTACCAGATGCGGACCTCGCCCTCAGCCACGTTGCCAAAACCCGATGGAGTGATGCCCGTCAGAACGGTTGCAGGTTCCCTCGACACGACGCAAAGCTGCTCTAGCGCCTGTGATTGGAGTTCATGCAACCCGCCCAAGGGAACGGCGATTTGTTCAAGCTCTTCACGGTCCTTGTCCAGCGCCATGACGCCCTTATTGCTGCGCGTGGCCGTGAACAGTTTGATTCGGGAAAACAGGTTTGACCCATCATCGCCGCCCGTGAGTACCTGATCCATGGCCGTCTTGAGAACCACGATAGAGAAATTGTTGATGAGGTCAGAAACGCTCTGTCTAGTGCGAAGCCAGTTGTTGACGTAAGGCTCCGCAAGCTGAGAAAGGCTCATGCCGGAAAAGTTGAACGCGGGCTTGAAGATGTCAGGCACTTCGCGGGTGACGGTCACGATTAGCCTCGAGGCGTCCCAATGCTCGCCCATCACCCACCAGCTATCCGGCCTGTAGAAGTTTGGGCTGGAAGGCGTAAGGGAGTTGTACATCAGCGGCGTGGTCCAGATCGGATCGACATTCTTGAATCCAATCAGGCTGTCTTTCTTGACTGTGCGCGGGTCGATGATGAGCGGCGTCTTTAGGTCCGCACCTTTGATGTTGATGAGAATTTGGCCTGTCCCATAGAACGCATCATGCTCAGCAGCCTTGCGGATAATGCCCTGGATTCCAAGCGCAGTGAACGCCTGCTCAATCTCGGTAATCTTCGTCTTGGTTGATTCATCCTCAGTGTCTGTGCTGTTGAACTTAATCCACTTGCGCGTCAATTCTGTAGCCAGCGCCGTCGCCATGTTTCGGTATTCCGAGCGCAAAGCTAAGAGCATCAGGTATGGATAGCCGGGGAAGCCTTCTATATTGCTGTACGCATAGAGTTGTGAGCCGAACTGAGGCCCAGCGTCCATTGCCAGCCGCGCACACTCGTAGGCTGGTTCTGAGTCCATTGCCACTTGAGCTATTGTTCCACGTGGAACAACGCCTGCCGGTATCACAGGGATGCGGATAGGATAGTGGAGGCGCTCTACAGGCTCCTCAAGAGCCAACCGAACCGCCGAAGGGCTGATTCGCCGCATTGCAAGTTCGTTACCTTTGCGTTTCCTTTCACGGTAACGGCGGACACGATCACGGCTGCTTGACGGCTGCTCGGTAGGCTTTTCGTTTTCCATTAAAGGCGCACTCCAAAACGATTATGCACCAATTCTCTCATTTCGTCACGTAGGTAGTATCCCTCAGCGAAGAAATCCCCTAAGCGTGTCCATCCGTTACGGTAGTCGAAACGCTGTGCTCCCTGCCAATATGGGAAGCTGCTGCGAATGCCATCCACGAGGCGTAGCTGGATCTTCCTATACATGATCGGCGTCTGTTCTGCCTGCATATCCTCTTTGCTCCGGCGTTCTCTCATTTACGACCTCAGGGCGGCTGCGATAGCCGCGTCGCTTACTAGAAGTGATGATGTGACCGGCGAAGCAAACGCCATGACAAACGCATCCGCCAGGTTCGGAGACGGCACGGCGCCGCCAATTCGAGTAGACTTTGCCAAGTCTTCCTTGCTCTCCACCTTTACCCTCCCATTTCGGTCAAAATCCCGCTTCGGCGTTGAAAGCTCCGTTTTCAGCTTCTCCAGATGCGGCATATCGCTCGAAATGCTGATTATATCGTCATCCCTGTACTTCTCTCCATGGTGGATTGCATTGTAGGTATTGCGGAAACGGTCTGCGATCCCCCACCACGTCTGTGCTTTAAGGTTGCAGAAATAGTCCTTGTTCTTGATTCGGTCCTGCCTATCGCTCACGTAATACTCTTCGGGGCGCTCTACCGCCGAACCTGCATTGAACTTCGCATACCTCACCCGCAAATGCTTGTCGCGGACCTGGTTAAGCTCGTCAAACTTCGCGCCGGCCGAAGCTCCCACACCGATGCTGTCGTACCGGATGTCTGCCCTCCTCTCTGACGCCGCCTGATACGTGCGCATACAGGACTTGAGTAGTTCATCTTCCCGGGCACGCCACTCGTCAGACCATAGGGCCACGCTGCCGTGAGAGTAGACGTTCGCGCAGGCGTCCTCTCCGTCGTCGGCCACGTCAAAGCCAATAGTGTGCTTGCCTGTAGCCTCAAAGCCTAGTTTCAGGTGCGCGTCGATGGACGCCTCAATCCAGCTGCGCTTTATGACCGTTCCCTCTGTATCCTCGCGTGGCTCCCCAAGGTAGATGTGCCGGTAATCGTCCTCTGACTCAGAGCGCGTCCGCTCGATTACTTCCATCATTGTGTTTGACAGGAACGGGTTCTCGTCATAGTTTATCTTGCGGAGGATATAGCGTGTAGGAGGATTGACCACGAATCTTTGGTAGGCAAAGTCCGAGGCGAACATCGGATTGAAGATGAGCCATATTTGCGATCCCTCTTTACGGATCGTTGGCTCCAGGACTTCCCACTGCTCTTTCGTGAGGAAGTGCGCCTCCTCGATCCAAAGAATGTCCACATCCTCAAGCGATCTGATTTCCTGCAAATTGCGGGCCAACCCATAGAATATAAATTCACTGCCTGTTGTTTTATGCACGATTGAGCGATCTGTAATATCGAACTCTCTCGACAGCCCAAACCGTTCTATTTGCAGCTTGAGAACCGTGTACACCGACTCCGCTATTTTGTTTTGGAATTGACGAGCACAGCAGAAACGGACTTTGAGAGTCGATGCCAGGAAGATGGCAAACCCGGCAGCATCCCAGGACTTTGAGCTTGACCGGCCCCCATACAGTACCCGGCCCCGCGCTGGCGTCTCCCAAAATTCGCGCAAATATGGGTTGAGTGTTGGGGCTTGGGCTATCGTGCTCATTTCGACTTGCACCACTTTTGATGACCGTTAAGAGCGCCGCAGTCCGAGCAACCCCTTACGGCTTGCGCATCTCGGCAAGTGCTCGCGTCAGGTCCATGCTCGTCCGGCGCAACTGCCCCGACTGCTTGTTGCCGCAGATGAGCATGTATCGCCCTTCCTCGGTCTTGGTTGCTTGAATGAACTCCTCGCCCTGCCGAGCTAACAACCTTGCCCTCTCCACCGCTTCCCGAATCCGTTCGACCCTCATTATTCCCCTCCAAGACGGCAACACACCATTTCTCAAGACCCATGCCAGCAATCGCCGCATCCGCCTTTAATCTTCGGTGCAATTCATCGGGTACGGTCCTGAGCTTTATTAGTCCCATCTGGTACTAGATTGTACTACTTCTTTTCGGCCAGCCCCGCGTAGAAATCGTTAAGCGAACGAACGACGATTGGACCACCATCGACGCCAGTTACCTCTGTCTTGTCTGTGAATAGCTTCAGATGCTTGCCGAGGCGCTCAAGATTCTGCCCCTTGTCGGCCAGTTTGATTTTCTTGCACAGGCCATAGGCGTGCTTTTGATCGCCCGTTCCCTCAAATAATTCAGTGACTTCCAGCCCCGCAACGGCCATCCGCGTAACATCGTCAATGTCCTTGATTTGCTTCATGCTGCCGTCTGATTCCAGTAGCGCCCCAGGATCGTAGAACGCCAGCTTTGCCAGTTCTTGTAAAACCCGGTCTGCTGTTATTTCAAGCCTGTCCATGCGCTTGAGCAGCTTTGCGCCAATTTTAGCAGCAATTCTAGGATGGTCTAGGAGTTGAGAAGCCTGCTTATCTGCTGTTCTCGGACTATAACCGGCTGAAATAGCAGCCCTTTTACCATTCCCGTCGATGAGATACTCCGCGATAAATAGTTCTTGCTTTTGGGTGAGTAATCGCATGGCATGATTATAGCGCGTCTTTCCTTCCATAGTTCCTCTTGACAACAAAGCAGCTTTGCGCATATAATCCCGAGATGGACGATAAAACCGTATCGGCGGTAATGAGCTACCTAGGGCGCAAAGGTGGCAGACCTCCTGTTATGCGTCCTTGCCCCAGGTGTGCCCGTAGTGTGAGCGCTAGGGCTATGCAGTACCCCTGCCCTGCACACACATCACCAGCCTCAAGGCGATCATCTGAAAAGATTTTCAGCCGCGTAAACACTGAGCGGAACTGAGTTTTGCACATTTTCCACAGGCAGTGCTATTGACATACAAAGCGGTTTTGTATACTCTTTAATCATGCAAGGGGAGGAAACAAAAATGAAAACAAAATCAAACCTCGTACCTATCATGCGAACCTGTAACGTCGACATGACGTCGTGGGGCGGCTTCAAATGGCCGCGCGAGGGGCTAGTCACTTGCCCTGACTGGAAGCCTACCTACAAATGCGGCCATGGCCTTCACGGCCTCCTTAATGGCGAAGGAGAAGGCTCACTACTCAACTGGTCAGATGATGCGGTCTGGCTTGTTGTGATGGTGGAAGCGTCCGCCATACTGTCAGGCAAAGGTGAGCTTACCGACAAATGCAAGTTCCCTTGCGGCACCGTCGTTTTTTCCGGAGCGCGTGACAAAGCTATCGCTGAGATGGTGAAGCGGGGTGCCGATCTTGCAAAGATCGTCGGCGGCACAGCCACGGCAGGCGACAGCGGCATAGCTACGGCAGGCGACAGAGGCACAGCCACGGCA